ACAAGGCAATGGAAGATGTAGGAGAAGCCAATGCGGCAATTTTTGAAGTACATCAGATGATGCTGATGGATCTGGATTATGTGGATTCGATTAAGAATATTATTACCACCCAGGAAGTCAACGCAGAGTATGCTGTTGCGACGACAGGAGATAATTTCTCCCGGATGTTTGCATCTATGGATGATGCTTACATGCAGGGACGTGCGGCCGATGTAAAAGATGTATCGGACCGACTTCTCGGTATCCTTTCGGATGCCGGGGAAAGCGGTGTTGTGGCAGATGAACCGGTGATCGTGGCAGCAGATGATCTGGTACCGAGTGAGACTGTTCAGCTCGACAAGTCCAAAGTGCTTGCATTTGCAACCATGTACGGATCAGCAAATTCCCATACGGCAATCCTTGCAAGGACCATGAACATCCCGGCCGTTATTGGTCTGGGAGAAGGGCTTGCAAAAGAATATGACGGACATATGGCAGCCATCGACGGCTTTACCGGGACCATCTACATTGATCCGGATGAAGAGACCATGAAGGCTATGACCGAAAAGCGCGAAGAAGACCGCAGACAGAAAACACTTCTGGAAGAACTGAAGGGCAAAGAGAATGTCACCCTTTCCGGACAGAAGATCAATGTCTATGCGAATATCGGTAATCTTTCCGATGTGGGCGCCGTACTTAAAAATGATGCAGGAGGGATCGGACTTTTCCGAAGTGAGTTCCTGTATCTGGAAAGCGAAGATTTCCCGACTGAAGAACAGCAGTTCCAGGTATACAAACAGGTTGCAGAAAATATGGCAGGCAAAAAGGTCATTATCCGTACCCTGGATATCGGAGCAGACAAGCAGGTGGATTACTTTGGACTTGACAAAGAAGAGAACCCGGCACTGGGATACCGGGCAATCCGTATCTGCCTGACAAGACCGGAGATCTTCAAGACCCAGCTTCGTGCCCTGTACCGGGCATCTGCTTACGGACAGATCGCCATTATGTTCCCGATGATCATTTCGGTAAAAGAAGTGAAGCAGATCAAGGTGATCATCGAGGAGGTCAAAGAAGAGCTTCGTGAGGCACAGATCCCGTTCCGTGAGGATGTGGAACTGGGAATCATGATTGAGACACCGGCTGCCGTTATGATGAGCCGTGAGCTTGCAAAAGAAGTGGATTTCTTCAGCGTAGGGACCAATGATCTGACCCAGTACACGCTGGCAATCGACCGTCAGAACCAGAAGCTGGATGCCTTCTACGATCCGCACCACCCGGCAGTCCTTGCAATGATCCGCATGGCAGCCGAAAATGCCCACGCAGAAGGCAAATGGATCGGAATCTGCGGCGAACTCGGAGCTGACCTCGAACTGACCGAAGAATTCTTAAGCATGGGATTAGACGAATTATCCGTATCCCCTGCAATTGTACTTCCGCTCAGAAAGAAGATCAGAGAGAGCAAATAGTTGCGGTATACAGCTACTATGAACAGTAATAGCGAACAAGAGTTAGAAATCAGAGAGAAAGTAATGTGTTTACTTTCTCTCTTTTTTTTGCTAAAATATTCTCTGCTACAAGAAAATTGTACGAGGATATTTTAAGGAGTGAGAGGGAATATCCGAGACAGACAGCAGGAGGAAAACAATATGTTGGAAAAGGTGTTTAAGCTTAAAGAAAATCACACCGACGTCAAAACTGAGATTCTTGCAGGTATTACGACATTTATGACGATGGCGTATATCCTGGCAGTAAATCCAAGCATTCTTTCCGCAGCGGGTATGGATCAGGGGGCAGTCTTTACTGCAACAGCACTTGCATCATTGATCGGTACGCTGTGTATGGCAGCATTTGCAAATTATCCATTTGCACTTGCACCTGGTATGGGACTGAATGCTTACTTTGCTTATACTGTAGTAATTGGTATGGGCTACTCATGGCAGACTGCACTGACTGCAGTATTTGCAGAGGGTATTATTTTCATTATTCTTTCCCTGACGAATGTCAGAGAAGCAATCTTCAATGCGATCCCAACTTGTCTTAAGACAGCAGTCAGCGTTGGTATCGGATTATTTATTGCATTTCTTGGACTTCAGAATGCGAATATCGTTGTCGGAGGATCTACTCTGGTACAGCTCTTCTCTGTAGATGCATATAATCAGGCAAATGGAGTGGAAGCAAGCTTCAATAACGTTGGAATTACTGTACTTCTTGCAATCATAGGTGTGCTGATCACAGCAATCATGGTGATTAAGAACATCAAAGGAAATATCCTTTGGGGTATCTTGATCACATGGATACTTGGAATCATCTGCCAGATAGCAGGTCTTTATGTACCGAATCCGGAGATCGGATTCTACAGTCTGCTTCCGGATTTCAGTTCCGGACTTGCAATTCCAAGCCTTGCACCGGTATTTGGAAAGCTTGATTTTAAGAATGTATTTTCACTGGAATTCGTTGTTGTAGTATTTGCATTCCTTTTCGTAGATCTTTTTGATACACTCGGAACTCTGATCGGTGTATCTACAAAGGCAGGCATGCTTGACAAAGACGGAAAGCTTCCGAGAATCAAAGGGGCACTGATGGCAGATGCGGTTGCAACTACAGTTGGAGCAGTACTCGGAACTTCTACAACAACAACATTCGTAGAGAGTGCTTCTGGTGTAACAGAAGGAGGACGTACAGGTTTAACATCCCTGACAACAGCGATCCTGTTTGGAATTTCCCTTTTCTTATCACCAATCTTTCTTGCAATTCCGTCCTTTGCGACAGCTCCGGCACTGATCATCGTCGGCTTCTATATGCTGAGCAATGTGGCAGGAATTAACTTCAGTGATTACAGCGAAGGAATTCCGTGCTTTATCTGTATCGCGGCAATGCCATTCTGCTACAGTATTTCAGAAGGTATTTCCATGGGAGTGATTTCTTATGTAGTAATCAACGTACTTACAGGAAAAGCAAAAGAAAAGAAGATCAGTGTACTGATGTATGTACTGGTGATACTGTTTATCCTGAAATATATTTTCTTATAAGATGAGGATTGCGGGAATTGTTTAGCAATGGAGCAATCTGATTACACCAGTGAGCGGCAAAATATATTTTTGACACTCACATCATAAGATAAAAAGAATATGGGGATATGTGAAAGCACAGGGATTGTCCGGTAACGGATAGGATTCTGTGCTTTTTGCGTGTCAGAATCGGTGCCGGGTGAGATACTTTGGATTGACTAGCACCCGTACAAATTGCTATAATGGAAAAAGACAAAACAGAGAATCACAGGGGAAAATATATGAATTTACTGACAATGGAACATGTATCCAAAGCCTATACGGATCGTGTGCTTCTGGATGATGTGGGATTTGGAATCAATAAAAATGAAAAAATCGGTGTGATCGGAGTCAACGGAATGGGTAAATCCACTTTGCTGAAAATCGTTGCCGGAATCGAAGAAAGTGATGCCGGAACGATCAGCATGGGGAATCAGGTGAAGATCTGCTATCTTCCGCAGACGCCGGTATTTGAAGCAGGAACAACAATTCTTCGCGCGGCAACAGAAGGAAATTATGATGAGCTGAACCGCTGGACGATCGAGGCAGAAGCAAAGTCTATGCTGAATCAGCTTGGATTTACCGATTATGATGAAAAGATTGAGCATATGTCCGGCGGACAGAAGAAAAGGGTGGCACTTGTCCGGGCACTTTTAACACCGGCAGACATTCTGGTCCTTGACGAACCGACGAACCATTTGGACAATGAGATGTCCGAATGGCTGGAAGAATATCTGATCCAGTTCCGGGGAGCGATCCTGATGGTTACGCATGACCGTTATTTCCTGGACCGTGTGGTAAATCGTATCGTGGAAGTTGATCATGGGAAATTATATAACTATCCAGGAAATTATTCCGAGTTTGTGCGTCTGAAAGCCGAGCGTCAGAACATGGAGCTTGCCACAGAACGTAAGAGAAAAAGCCTTTTGCGTACGGAGCTGGAATGGCTACACCGCGGCGCAAGGGCGAGAAGTACCAAACAGAAAGCGCATATTGACCGGATTCATGCTATGCAGGAAATGAAAGATATTCAGGAAGAAAAGCGAGTAATGCTGGATTCTGTGGCTTCCCGTATGGGGAATAAAACAATCGAACTTTCCGGAATCTGCAAATCTTATGGAGAAAAGAAGCTGATCGAAGATTTCTCTTATATTTTTCTGAAGAAAGACCGAATCGGAATTATTGGACATAATGGATGTGGAAAATCGACGCTGCTCAAGATTATCAACGGGATCATAAAACCGGATGTCGGAACTATTGAAATTGGACAGACAATCAAGATTGGCTATTTCTCGCAGGAGAATGAATATATGGATGAATCCGAGCGTGTCATTGATTATGTAAAAGAAGCAGGTGAGTACATTGCAACTTCTGACGGGAAGATTACCGCGTCCCAGATGCTGGAACGATTTCTTTTTGACGGGGCAATGCAGTGGTCACGGATTGAAAAGTTATCCGGAGGCGAGAAACGGAGACTTTATCTACTACGTGTTTTGATGGAAGCACCAAATGTACTGATCCTGGATGAGCCAACCAATGATCTGGATATCCAGACGCTGACAATCCTGGAGGATTATCTGGATCATTTTGATGGTATTATTCTGATTGTATCCCATGACCGGTACTTCCTAGATCGTACTGTCAGTCGTATTTTTGCATTTAATGGAGGTGGAAAAATCCGCCAGTCGGAAGGTGGATACTCCGATTATCTGATCCGTGTGGAGCTTGAAAAACCGAAAGACGGACAGACAATTGCAGAAAATATGTCAGATGCAGCTTCTGCACAGACCGGTGAGTCTGACAGCAAAAAGATCTGGAAGCAGCGGGAAAAAAAGCTGAAATTTTCTTATAAGGAACAGCGGGAATACGAGACGATCGATGAGGATATCGCAAAGCTGGAAGAGACGATCGAAAAGCTGGATCGGGAGATGGTTAAGAATGCCACCAATTCCGTGAAGTTGTCCGAACTTATGAAAGAGAAAGAAGAAACAGAGACAACACTGGAAGAAAAGATGGACAGATGGGTGTACTTGAATGATCTTGCTGAGCAGATAGAAAATCAGTAAAGTGATTGACAGATTTACAGATGATAAAGTATAGGTAGTGAGAATCATATCAATGTATTCGAAGGAGGAGAGGTATATGATGTGGAATAGAGCAGAACTTAAAATGAGAGGTAATATGGCATTTAAGAAGAATTATGTGTCAGCCGTTGTAGTTGCGCTTCTGATGGGAATCTTTGGCACAGTCTCTGGCGAATCCAGTGCAAGACGGGTAAGTGAGAATTCAGATATATATAGTGGAAATTTATTTAATGTGGGAATGATTACCGGATTGCTTGCAGGAATCGCAACGGTAGTAATACTGATTGTCCTTGTGGCAAAAGTATTTGTAGGTAATCTCCTGAAAATGGGTGGATATCGGTTCTTTATCCTGAACCAGACTGCACAGCCGGGAATCGGAACATTGCTTGACGGTTTCCGTTCCGGACATTATGTTAATATTGTTCTTACCATGTTTTTAAGAGATTTATTTACTACACTTTGGAGTCTGCTTTTGGTGGTACCTGGAATCGTTAAGCATTATGAATATCTGATGGTACCATATATTATTGCTGAGAATCCGGCAATGGATTACAAAGAAGCATTCCAGATCAGTAAACAGATGATGGATGGAGAAAAAATGGAAGCATTTATCATGGATCTGTCATTCCTTGGATGGTATCTGCTGAGTGCGGTTACCTGTGGACTTCTTGCGATTTTTTATGTAAATCCGTATGTACAGGCATCCTTTGCGGAGATGTACACATTCAATAAGCAGAAGGCTTATCAGGAGGGATATATCCGGTAAGAGTTTCAGAAGGATAAATTTTAAAATGTAAGAATAGAACGCAGACGCTGGCTTAAAATGAAGCGTCTGCGCTTTTATTTAGTGGGCGGCCTTCTCCGCAAAGGTAGTCGTAACTAGTTCTTCATAAGGAACACGCTCTTTCAGCTCACCGGAGTTTTCCAGAATATCCTGCAGCAGATTGAAGCTTTCTTCGTTGAAGATCAGATCCGATTTCCAGGTGTCTTGTTCGTAGTAACGGCTGACAATGGTTGTAATTGTAGCGAGATCGGTTTCCTTGAACTGTGGTGCAATGACTTTTGCAATCTCTTCCGGAGTGTGGGACTGAACGAAATCCATTCCTTTTTGCAGGGCATTGGTGAATTTCTGGATGATGTTCGGATTAGCATTCAGATAACTTGTTTTGGCACTATAGGCGGTGTATGGGACATAGCCGGAATCAACGCCGAGAGAAGCAACGACATAACCGGAATTTTCCGCTTCAAGGGCAGTAGCACTCGGTTCAAATTCGATGGTATAGTCTGCCTGCCCACCGGAAAATGCAGCAGCGGTTGAACCGAAATCAATACTCTGGTTGATAGAAAGATCCTTCTGTGGATTAATTCCGTTTTTTTTCAAAATGTATTCAAAGACCATTTCCGGCATGCCACCTTTTCTTCCTCCAAGAACGTCTTTTCCTTTTAGATCATCCCATGAAAAATCCGGCATTTCTTCACGTGCGACCAGAAAGTTTCCGGCGCGCTGCGTAAGCTGCGCGAAGTTTTTGATGACATCATTTGCACCCTCCTGGTAAGTATAAATCGAAGATTCACTTCCCATAAAGCCAATATCTGCCTCACCGGAGAGGACGGCGGTCATAACTTTATCCGCCCCAAACGGAGTCAACAAGTTAGTACAAGACGCTATAAGAAATCAACAGAGTCGACAGTATGATCAGTGTTCAGGTGAATCTCCCGGATAATAGAATGCCAGAAGGCTCTGCGGTTTTCTTGGGTTAAATTGTAGTACATTGTTCTAAAGTCTGTATTCAGCAGCTCTTCCAGATAAGCATAATCAGGTTCTAATTCCGGAGCCACATTTAACAATTCATTCAGTTTGTTTTCAATCCGGTCATATTCCTTACTGTAATAATCCCATTCGATTCTTCCTTTCTGGAAGAGAAGATTTAATCGTTCTAATTCTTTCTGAAGCTTTTCCGGAGTCTGAACTTTCTTCTTTTTTTCTTGTTCCTTTTCAATTTTTTCACATTTTATTTTAAATTTATTGTATTCGTATTCCAGATGATCAATCAGGTATTGTTCTATGAGATTTTGACTTACCATGTGCTTGTATGTACATTTGTGATCAATAAAAGCTTTATTGCATCGGTAATAGCAGTATACTTTTTTGGCACCGGTTTTCCTGTTGATAATGGACGAACCGCCTCTTGCGCTAAGCCTGCGTCCACAGATCGGACAATTTATCATGCCACTGAAAAGATAAATCCGGCCAGAAGGAGCACGCTTAACATTTGCGTTCTGTATTTCCTGCAGATTGTTCCATTCAGATTCTGTCAGGTAAGCAGGGCAGTATGGAATCCCGCGATAGGTTCCTTTGTAAAATTCACTTGATAGCAATGTTCGCATATTCGCCCATGTGAAATTCGGATCATAATTTTCCTGAATATAGCGCATGGAAAGCCCTTTTGCATGGTGCTTAAAGAAAAAACGATAAAAGGCATTTACAGTGTCTTCTCGATCAGGATCTTTTACCATGCGTTTTACGCCGTCAATGATTCCGGATTTATAACCATATCCCATATTTACATCACCGAAGATCAGCTTTCCTTGTCGGATAGATGCTTCATTTACGAATTTGATACGTTCACTGGTGGTATCAACTTCATTCTGGCCAATAGATAAGACTACATTCAGCTGCAACCGTCCATCCCTGGTTTCCATATTGATTCCTGGTTCACTGGTGCTGATCCAGCGGACGTTATTATCGTCAAGGACTTCCTGGACCTTATAAAAATCAGACAGGTTACGGAACCATCTGTCAATTCGCCAGAAGATGATCACATCAATTTTTCCGGCTTTTACGTCCTCAAGCAGGGAATGGATGGCTTTTCTCTTTTTTAATTCTTTACGGGCAGTTTTACCCTCGTCAGCATAAACTCCAGCAACGGTCATATTATGTTCTTTGGCGTAATTGGTCAGGTATTGTTTTTGTGCTTCCAAGGATTTACCATGCATCATTTGTTCAGCGGTAGACACACGGATGTAAATGGCGCAGCGTTCAATTTTACTTGGCATATTATATCACCTTTCTCTTCAATATACGTAAAAATGAGTATAAAAATAACAGCCAGCAGAAGAACATGAGTTCTGCTTGCGGTGGCTGCCCGAAGATGATACACTATATTTTGAACGTACTGGTGTATCCTTCGGGGCATTAGTCTTGAGCCGTTCCTGTTGGCGCAGGAGCGGTTTTCTTTTTTATTTCAGTAAATCTGCAATGCAGATTTTTAAATCGCTGTAGATTCCCACACTGATTTCTTCATCAAAAGAATATTGCGTAGAATCTTCTGGCTCACCAAAACAGTAGACTTGAACGATCCGTGTCATTGGGTTAACAATCCAGTATTCGCGGACACCGGCTGTCCGGTACTTAAATAATTTTGTGAGATAATCCATGCGCTGGCTGCTTGGCGATACAATCTCAATGATGAAATCAGGAGCACCATTGCATCCTTTGTCATTCATTTTACTTGGATCGCAAATTACAGAGATATCTGGTTCAACATAATTATAACTATCCTGATTAAGAAAAACAGCAAATGGAGCAGGATAAACCTCACAGGAACCGCCATTTGATTTGATATAATTTTGAAGAGCGGTAGTAAATAATGCAACAAGTTTCTGATGCAGTGGACTCGGTGGAGCCATATTGTAGATCTGACCATCAATCAGCTCGGCGCGTTGTCCCTCTGGGAGAAGATAGATATCTTCAACTGTGTAAGTGTTTGGTTTTGGTAATGGCATGTGATCACGTCCTTTCTTAACTAATAATATACAAGGTTTTTGTACAATCTATTCTCGATTGAAATGTGCCATTCTATCTATAAATTTTTGCTCAATTTCAGTGAGAGCAATTATAGCTGAATCAAACATTGTTTCTGAAAATACCAACGTCTTGTCTTTTAATTGGAATTCCCCATTTGATATTGTAGCCATTTGGTATTCAAGCCAAGACCAGCCATTTTTCTTATATTCATCAGGCAAAGGAAAGCCATCATTTTTATTATACTTTAATAAGTTTTCTTCCATATGCTCAAGAGTGTTACGCATTAACCGTATATCGTCTACGGTTTCTAAATCAAGAAAAATATCTTTCTTTTGTTTGTCCCATAGTAATTCATAAAGTTCGCCCTCTAATTTGTAGCATTTATCTAATGCAATAAGAAGATAGTGAATATCTGAAAATATTAAATTAAAGTCAATTTCTTCTTCCAAGTGTACAGTTCGGCTTCCCATATCTTTTTGCTGTTGAGCCCAATCTTCAATCCTGTTATACTGCCTTATGCATGTATTGAGATATCTTCCGGCAGCAAAATATAAAGCATTAATCTTATGAAGAAAGTTGTAATCTTGATGGGGTGAGGGTATAATACTTATATCAAAATTGTGTTTTAAATAGTTTACGTATTCCATGCGACGCTCCTTGGAGGTGATACTGTGTTAATAGCAAAAGTAACATTTACCGATGTTGACGGCAAATCAATATGTGAAAATTATACAGGACGAGATGTTGAGGATCTGATTGATCGTGTAGGGTACAACATATCTGATGAATACAATTACCCACGCCCAAAGAATCCAAAATTCAAAGGATTGAACGGTGTAATTGATATTAATAAACCGATTAATATTTTAATCACCTCAGATGCTTATTATGAATAGGTTTATGCTCCGCTTTTATTATTCTGTCTGCTACGGTTATACCAATTTCATCACCGACAACTGTGGTATAAAATACACCACATAATTATCTACCTGCTTGCATATCCCGTACTTATTCCGGTAACATTCAATGCATTCTTCCAGAAATTCTTCTGTCACTTCCAGATATTCTGCAATTTCAAACCGGTTCTGGCAGCCATGCTCAAAGGCTCGTACCAGTCCGATCAGACCGATCTGCTTGTTGTATGCCCAGAGCCTTGCCTGACGTTCCTGTTTTCGGTTGGCAGCAGATGTCAAGTCAAGAATATTGCCAACGGAAGTGTAGTGGTGTCCGAGTTCTTCAGCAAGAACACAGGATTTTTCTGCGGTAGTGCCAACAGATGTATTGATAGCAATATTTCCATTGATGTAAAATCCTTTTAAATTATCTTCACCAAGATAGTAATCATGAATCTTCACATTACTATCAAAGGCTTCTTGTTCTAAGTGTTCTAATTTATTCAAACTTTATCCCTCCCAGCATTAAGTGCAGCATAAGAGCTGTTCTGTTTATGGGATTTGCTTTGTATCTTCCTGTTTTACAAATTTGGCAAAAGATTCTATACGGCTCCATTGTTCTTTGGTGAAATCTTTGCCATCGAGATGAGCTGCCATAGTAATAGGCTTGGAGCTTTCCCATCCCATCAGATAAGCTGGCGATACGCTAAGTGCGTCAGCAATTTCTTCTAATTTGTCTACAGGCATGTTTTTTATATATCCAGTTTCGTATCTTTGAAGCGTAGATTTACTGATGCCAACTTTTTCGGATAAAGTCTGATATGACATATTAAGCTCTTCGCGTCTGGTTTTCATTCGTTTCATTATATCTTGCATTTTTTCACTTATTTCTTTTTCGCTCATATTGCTACCTCCGTATAATGCCATTATAAACTATTT